CCCGTCGTAAGACGGGATAGCTCTTTGCTAACCCCTCTCCACCTAGGTGGAGAAACTAAGTCGTTCGAAGAAGGTACCATACTCGCTTAACATTAAAAGCAGTTGGTTATCATTCTTTTAACGTAAGGAGTGGGGATGAATACCCACGAACCTTGATCTTAGTTATAGCAAAGGCATGAGTCGGACCACCTGGCGCCGTTAAGACTGAAGGATTCCCTGCTCTTTCATACGAGCAAGTCTTCCTTTCTTTCTTACTGGCTTAGATTCTTTCTCTCACTCCTCGAAGATCGTTTCTTCGGTCTTCTTGGATAGAGCGTCAGAGACTATTAGTGCTAGGTGAGCCTGACTACTAGTTCTCGACTCATGAGCTCTCAAAGGTATGATTCCGTTGAATTTTGGGACCGTCATTAAATCTAATGACCTCCAAGATTCTCAGAAATCTAACCAATGAGGCTCACCTGATCCACGGACTAAACCTTGATGACCACGCTCTGTAATATCTTTAACGAGCGCTATCATCGGGATGTCTCATGGAATCAGTGTGGTCGAGGACGAGGGTAGGTGGTTAGAACCCGCGATCTCAAACTTATATACTTTTTGAAATAAGTCAAAGTATTCAGTTTGAATTCGCTTAATCCCTGATCCTACCTCTTTCCTAACAATCGTTTGAGCAGCTAATGTCGCTGTTCTCAAGATTTTGTCAGGGAAGAAAGGCATTGCAGATTTGACTAGGGAGTGTCAGCGCCTAAGGGCGTCGACAGCCTTACTCTCGTCTGAATACCAACAAGGTAGTAAAGTGTAGATCTTTAAACGTTTTAGGACTTGTTGACCTAAACGTTTGTGATCGAACACTTGGATCAAGGAATCTAACCGGGTGCTTAAGTCAAGTACAGACTCATATCCTCTCGAAGGTACTTCGTGACTAAGAAGTTCGACCAGTAATGGCCAAGACTTCATCGTCTCGAAGACACCCGCGATTGGAAATGGTGACACTTCAACTCCTCGGGAGAATCATCTCTTAGCGAACTCAAAACTATCTTTTGATATATGAGTCTTCACTTCAGAGATTTCAACTCCTAAGGAATGAATAATGTCTCTGTAATGACAAGCTACCTCGTCGTGATGTATCACTATGTCGTCACCTAGTAGCATGTAGCAATGTTTTGTCTGCTTAGCCGTAAGGCCAGCTCTCAAACCTGCTACGTGTACTACCATGTGATGGCATAGAGCAAATAACGCTCAAGAAGAGTACGCTCCCATAGGTTGACCACAAGAATACTTGTATGATCTTCCTTTGTGATAGAACTCTTCCGAAACCATTATTTGCCTTCAAGATTCTGCTACTTCCGGACTCGTAAGCAACGATAAGAGACGCTGTTGAATTTCAACAGGGAATCTATCTGTCGCTGCCGAGAGATCGAAAGAATAGAATTTTGAAGATCTGCTAAGGTCTTTCGCGAAACTAGAATTTAATCTAGTTTGATTAAAGGTACAGTCACCGGGAAGTCTCTTAAGCTGTTGATACAACTGCTTATGGAGAGTTCTTAAGGCCGACTGTGACCAATAGTCAAGTATCGCGAAGATTCTGCTCTTGGTCTCCTTATCTTCTTTAACTGAAAGC